CGCGGGCGTAGGCGTACCGTACAGCCTTCGTTGTCTGCTCCTGGATGGTATTACCCAGGTCGACCCTGTAAAGCCCGGAGGAGCCATCGTGTGCCGCCGTGGAGCCTGTCCACATGAACCTGTCGAAGCCGGTGATGCCTTGACATCCACCGGTCGGAGTGAAGAGCAGTGGTCCATAGACCACGTCTCCGTTCGAGTCGAACTCTCCGACCCTGAAGCCCTTCGTGGTGGCGATACCCATGAAGGACCCGATGTACCCGAAGATAGAGTTGATGCGTTCACCCGTAGGGGTGACCGCCGTGATCGTGGGAAGCACGATCTCCGTGGTTCCACTGAAGTCGATCGTGAACTTGTGGATAGCGGAGGAAGTGGAGTTCCGGCCTGCCGCGTAGATCGCGGTCGGCCCCTCGGTGATCGAGGTCCACACCCAGTTCGGATCGGTGTGCGTGAACGATGACGTTGTGGGGATGGCTATGGGCCCGCCGGTATTGATCGGCGCGAAGTAGATCGTGTTGTTGAACGCGGCTGCGATACGCCCCTTGACGAAGGCGATAGCGCCAGACGTCAGGGTTCCACCGGGAGGTGTGTACATCTGCGTAGCGGCAGCCGTATCTATCCCGCTCCAGATGCCGTCAGAGGCCAGGATGAAGTACCGGGTACCGGTTCCCGCAAGGTCGAACTGAGTTCCAGCCGAGGGGTTGGTGATGCCGGTGCGTCCAGCCGAGGTGATCTTCCAGAAGATGCCACCGTCCGTGTACCAAGCAGAGTCGACCCCCGAAGGGTCGACATAGCCGACCGTGCGGGTGAACGAAGAGGTGACCGTGAACCTGTTGTCAGGCTGCCTCAAGAGCTTCAGCTCACCAGAAGTCCAGGGGTCCACGCCGAGCGAGTCGGCGAACCTGACATCGAACTGGTTGTCGGTGTCGGGGTCCTGGTAGATGATGCCAGCACCACCGGAGAAGTTGGACTGAGACCGCAGCCACCAGAAGTTACCGGAGATGGACTGCTCGCCCGGTTCGGCGAAGGAGTCGAACTGCTGCTTCCTGATCTCCGCCATGCCTTCGGTGTAAGGCCACGCATCACGCGTGGCCGACAGGAACGGGATCCCTCCGAGGGCGTAGTCGAACTGGTAGTCCTGAAGGTTGTAGCTTCCGCCGACACCGGATCCACCAAAGTTAGACAGTTGCCACGGAATCTGATGGACGATGTCATTCATGGATCCTCCAGTTAGATGGTGTCACCGGTTGAATGGGCGTGCTGGCTGGAGACCGTAGCTCCAGAATGCTTGCTCTGGATCACCGCTTCGATCGCCCTGGCGATGTCCGCTCCACTCACCCCTCCATAGACGTCCTGGAAGACGAACTGTACAACCACGCTTCCGTCACTTCCGTAGATTCCGGTCGTGATGTACCGATCCTGAATGTCGCTGATGGATATTGCCATGATTCCTCCTGAGTAGAGTTGTTACGCTTCCCGATACCAGCCCTGGAAGGTGACGATGGTGCCTGACTGCCAGTGATTGTCATGCACGGGAACATTCTGGAAGTCGCTGACCGTGAAGGCGGTACCACTTCCCGTGGCAAGGACTTGAGCCATAGCCACCCCGCTGACGCCACTGTTAGTGGCGTACGCCCCAGCTACCCAGCCGCTGGCGGCGAGCTGTCTGGTCGTATTGGCGCCATTGCCGTCCCGGAATGGGACGGAAGGCAGGTTGCCTTGGACGGTATTGGATGTGGTCCCCAGTGCAGAGAAGACGCTGTAGATCTCGAAGAACACAATCTTGCCCAGCTTCTTGTACCAGCCCACATTAGTGCTGGTCGCTGGCGTGTTCGTCCACACCGGAGTGAAGGCAGTCCAAACGGTGGTGCCGAAGGAGGGGTCACCGTTCGGGTCGATCTGGGCCACGACGGCGTTCGAGCTGTCCACCCACTGAGTGAGGGCCGCTGTCTGTGGGCCGGGGTTGTTGGCGAAGACTCGGAGCGGAACGTTAGCGCCTCCGTTGACGGCCTCTGCGTCCAGGTTGTACCGGGCGTTCACGCGCCCGGTGGAGTCCACGTCGACCAGCGCAGTAGCGCCCGAGTTCAGCACCCGAAGGAAGCTGGAGGCATGGGCCGCAGGCCCTGTGATATCGAAGAGCGGGGTGGAGGTAGAGGTGCCAGTCACGTCCACGTGCCCGTCATTCCAGACGGTGAACCGCTCCGTGGCGCCACCCGCAGCGGCGATACGTATAGCCCTCTTGGTGGTGCTGGTGTCGGGAGCCACGATGTCGTTGGCCACGAACGTAGTGGTCGCAGTCGGCGTGATCGTCGTCGTGCCACCGGCCAGTAGGGCGAACCTGTCGGTCGAGGTGTTCGAGTCGGTCATCCGGAACCGATAGGAACTGTCGGATTCACCGACGGCCTTGAACATGAACAGAGCGCCGTTCGACCTGATCGATGTCATGATGTTCAGGGCAACTTCGTTGTCGAGGATCGACAGGCGGGGGAAGGAAGGGTTCGTGGAGTCGCCGATGATCGCAGTCGTCCACGATCCGGTGTTGAAGATGTCGATGTTGGCCAGCGTGCCGGTGGCCCTGACCAAGGTCTTGTTGCTCAGGGACTGCGTCGACGTGGTGCCAACGAAGTCGTTGCCGACCCCGGTGATGCCGTGCGTGTTGGTCGTGGCGATCTCGTGAGCACGGGACTCGGTGAAGTCCCGTGCCGAAGAGACGTGACGGACCACAGCGCCAGCGTTGTGAGCTGAGGCGGGCGTGCCATCCACGGCCCTGGTGACCGTCAGGTTCAAGCCTGCGATCACCGTGACGTCCACCAGCTCCTCGTTCGACTGGCCGTAGTCGAGAGAGAGGGTGAACGGCGTGGTGCCGGGGAAGCCGGTAGTGGCGGCCACGGAGATGCTGGTGTCTGACGGAGTGATCGTGCCGGTGAGCGAAGTCTGTACGGCGGTTGACGTGTAGTAGCGAGCAGGCGTAGCCATTGCTCCTCCTATCCGTTGAAGGACTGGTAGTTCTCGAACAGTCGGAACAGGCGGTCGCGCTCTTCTGCGAGACGCTTCATGTATAGCTGGAGGTAGTACTGCGAAGCCTGCGTAGCGGCAGTGACGGGCACCAGCGGAGCGCGCTCGGTCGCCTCGATCTGTGACTGCTGAAGGCGAGCGGCTTCATAGGCAGGCAGCAGGCGCCAGCAGGCGCCGTAGGTAATCAGGTCCACCACACGCTCAGGCAGGCCGGTAGTGGCCTCGAAGGGGTCGGCGTTGTTGTCCAGAGTGTTAGGCTTCTTGGTGTACGTAACCCGGATGTTGCGACCGGGGACGATGAAGTCGCGCATGATCTGGAGGGTCTTGCCGGTGGGTGTCGGGGTCGGCTTGACCTGACCTGCGGTCGTCGAAGCCACCGGGTTGAAGCGCCACGAAGAGAGCGGGAACCAGACGGCCGAAGGGCCGATCGTGTTGACCGTCACCTTGTAGACGTCTTCCACGTCGACGGGTAGGGGGTACTCGTAGCGCGCTGCGATCTTCGGGAACTCGTACTCGCCGAACACCCACAGGTCGGGATAGACGGCCTGGATGGTGTCGTTGATGGCCTCCTTGATGCGAGCCCTCGGGTACATCGGGTCATCGGTGATCAAAGTGTCGAGCGTGTGAGCCGCAGCAGTGGTGCCTTCAGCACCACGTCCAGTGCCGGACGTGCCGCCGAACACAGTGACGATCCCTGTGGCTCGGTCGAACTTCTTCACCAGGATCAGTTCGTCGTCGATCTCGATGAGGCCCCTGGAGATGTTGGTGACAGTCTCGGGGTCGATCTGGAACGTCACGTCATCAGCGTCCATCGGCGCCACTAGGTACGAAATGGAAGCCTGGTCCCGGGTGTAGCCGAGGAGCTGCTGCTTCACCCGTGCCACGACGTCGTTGAACGTGATTGCCATGATTCTCCTTGGTTAGAGTTCTTCCCACACAAGGGAGAAGTTCCATACCTGATTGAGGCTGCCGACTGAGGTGTTGATCGCGATACCCTCGCCAGGCTTGAGCAGGAACGCTCCGGAGCCGGGGGGTACGGTGATCAGGTGAACGAACTGTCCACCACCAGCGCCAGACGTGGCCGTCGGAGGCGTGTTCCATAGCGCCGCCTGAAGAGTGACTGTCGGGTTGGCCGACCTGATCTCCACGACCGAGTTCGGGTAGGACGTGTTGAACTTGGCGATGTCACTATTGGCCTGTACGGTGCCGCCTGTGGGGGCGGCGCTTATCCGATAGCCACGCATCGGAGCGATGGCCGACGTTGCACCAGAGGCGAGCGTCGACACGTAAGCAGCTCCGAAGATGACGCTCTTGCCGGAGCCGACCGGATTGAACATAGTCAAGAAGGTGTTAGCAGCGACCACGCCGATCTGGGTGGCGAGGCTGTACACGTAGACGCCGGTAACTGCAGGGTTCTGCACAGCGTATTGGGTGATAGGGCCAGCGCCACTTGCGATGGTGCTGACGTCCACTGACTCTTGTGCCATGAATCCCCCTTAGTTGTAGAGCGCTTTCACTCCTACGGATCCGTTGCCAGCCGAGGTCAGGTTGACCCTGAAGCGGGCAGAAGCGAAGATGACTGGCGAGACGGCCGTAGCCTTGGTCGAGGAGACCGTCTGTACCACATACCAGGCAAGTCCATCCGGAGACGTCTCGATGTCCAGACTGTAAGCAGTCGACCCTGTGTATGACACGAACAGATTGATCTCCGACATAGCGGCGATCGGCCGAACTTCGGCGCTGGTTGCCGGAGCGCTGCTGGGAGGCAGCACGTCAGCCAGGGTCCCCGGCGTGACGCTCGCCATCAGGCAGCCGCTACGGTCACGGTGACCGAACCGCCACCACCGACGGCGGTGCCAACAGCGCCTCGGGCGAAGCGGTAGGCGATGCCAGTCTTACTGACGTCCTGGTTGACCCCGGTCGCCAGCGTCGCAGAGGTGTTCAGGAGGATCCAGTCGGTGCCGTTGTGCGAACCTTCGAGTCGCACGGTCCCAGAGGTGACCGTGCCGTTGACGACAACCGCAAGGCTGATGTTAGCCCTGGCCGCACCGAAGTCGTAAGACGTTCCGTTGCCCGTGGTTGCAGCGGTCAGGGTGGTTAGCGCGGCGCTGGTTCCGGTGGCTATCAGGAGAGCCGAGCCGCCGGTGCCAGGAACCGCGACGCTGGCGGTGCTGGTGCCGTCAGTCACCTTGATAGGCCAAGCTGACGCCGTAGCGGCAGCAGTGCCCTGATTGGCCGTGACCGTACCGGCCACAGTTTGCGTGCCGGTTGGCGTGGCCGTGACCGTGCCAAGGACCCGAATGGTCTGTTGTGCACCGTCGGTCGTGAGGCTTCCGTCGGTAACGCTCATGCTCCCGCCTCCTTCATTGCCTTGTCGATGTGGTGCTGCTTGGTCCCCTCGGGGTGTACGCCCTGGCGGGTAGCAGACTCGTAGCTGTCGAGCTCCTTGTCCCACGCCTTCTGGCGACTCCCGTAGGAGTCGTTCACGGCAGGAGAGACCTGAAGCCCCTTGGACCTGACGCACTCACCCCAGGACGCATGGTCCTTGGTGACGCAAGCAGACGAACAGTTAACCCCGACAAGTGCAGCTCTCGAACGTGCCGCCGCACTTCGGGCAACGCGGGTCATCGCTCACCACGAAGCCCCAGGGCCTCGATCTGTGCCCACGGGATGAGCACGATCTCTGTCTGCGGGGCAACTTGGATGTTGCCCCGGAACTTCACGAAGTTGGAATCGAAGTCCAGGACTTCATAGTCGGTGAGCGTACGTCCACCCGACACAAGATTGACAAGCGCACCAATCTTCAGGAGTCCGTCCTGTGGGGCCACGTCGGGAACGTGGCTGATCTTCTGACGAGGGGGCATGGTTAGTCGTTGTCTCCTGCCGAGTTGGTACGGTAGATGCCTTGACGCTGGCTGTCGTGGTTGCTTCCAAGAGCAGCCTGCCTGGGCGCGGTGAGCGGGTGGAGAGCAGTCTCAAGGATGCCCTTCTCGTTATGGTCGGTCAGTGTGCTGTTACCGCTAGGGCCGCAGATCATGCAGTGGGCGCTCATGCAGCCGTGGAACTCAACGTCCCCTTCGGCCTTGGCCGGGTCGTACAGTCGGTCGCCGTTCACTTCTTCCTCCCTTTCGCCGCCATGCTCGCCATCTTCTTGGCCCCATACTTCTTCCGCCCGACAGCCGCTGCAACAGCGGCGGGGTTGCGAGCGCCAGACTTCTTCGCTGCGGCTTCAACCGCAGCGAACCTGCCGCCCTGTCCGAGCGGTGCTTTCTTGTTCGGCTTAGCAGCCATAACTCCTCCTAGGACATGACGATAGGCGTGATGATGTCAGAGATGGCCTGATGGCCAAAGTCCGACAAGTGAACGGTGTCCGTTCCCGGGATACCAACGGTGTTGGGGTCCCCCCAGTAACCGATACTGTTGTTGTAGTTCCAAGAGTTCCTGCCGACAGTCCACATGTTGACTAGCGCCGCGTTGTAGTTCTGGGCCAGGCCCCTGATTCTCGCGGAGTACTCGCCGAACAGGTTGGCGGTTGTGGCAGGAACGGAGCCGAAGGTGCCAATATGCTGATGCAGCAGGATGATGTCAGTGGCTCCGTTATTCGCGGCCTTGATGGCCTGTAGGTGCACAGTGACATTGTCCAGCCAGCCGTCTCCGGTCACGCTGTTGTTGGCGTCGTTGACGCCGAGGGAGTAGATCACCAGATCTGCGGGATACGCGGTGCCACCGTTGTACGGCGGGCCGAAGGTCGTGTTGCTCACCCACTGGGAGGTTCTGGACCCGGACTTCGCGAGATTGTTGACCGTGATTCCGGTGGAGTTAAGCCCCTCCACCCCGACGATGAACAGAGGGTCGGAAGCGGCGCCGTTCCAGGTGAGCACCACGGTGTGGTTCGAGTCGGACAAGCCGGTGACATTCGTGACCTGAATGGCCGTAGATCCGATGTTGACGGTCACCAGAACAGGCGCCCCTCCATCGATAGAGTAAGTGAAGTTCGCCCTCGGGGCGGCGCCGCTTACGTTGTAGATGTTGATGCTCGACCCCCGCACCCTGGTGAAGGTGATGGTGGCAGCAGCGGTGGCCTGGAGCAGCGTGATCCCCGGACCGAAGAACAGCCCGGACTGCACCCACGTTCCGGTGGTGGTGGCGTAAGAGCCGTTCCCCTGCCAGGTGCTGGTGATTCCAGCGCTCACGCTGGAAGCCTCGTCCGTACGCCCGGTGGAGAACATTCCAGACCCGCCATTGCCGTACAAGCCTTGAAGGCTTGAGCGCATGCGGCCCACCCAGCTATCGGTGTAGGTGTCGGTCGCGAAGAACCCTTCCGAGATGGAGTCGCCGACGACCGCCACCTTGGCTGCCGTAGTGGGAGCGGCATTCCTTTTCGGCCGCCAGAACTGACCCCACGACGGAGGCACGTAAGTGCCGAACGCAGCAGAGCCCTGGCCTTCCAGCGTGGTTATTCTGGAGTCCTGGTCGGTGAGTGCTGCGTTCAGCGGCACATCCCAATCCTGAGTCCCTGGCGCAATGGGTGTGTAGGTCATGCTCCGAATCCTCCTTCTCCGAATCCGCCTTCGCCAAACCCTGGGGCTGGAGCGAGAGTAAAGTTTGATGCATCCGCCACGCCGGAAGAGATCAGGTCGGACCTCACTTGGTCAGTCACTGTCCATTCATATCCGCCACGGAAGTAGTGAAGGCCCGCTCTGGCGGCGGGCCAGAAGTCTGTGTCCTGGTTGGGGTTGACTGGATAGTTAACCGCACCAAGTTCGTTGGTGTACGCGTCATATCTGACTTCTTCGTACACGCCAGGGCTAACCTCTACGACCGAGATAGCCCTATCCATCCTGTACCTCTCCATGAGGGGGTTCCAGGCGAACGGCGCCTCTGCGACCGTTCGGGTAGTGAATAGCCAAGTAGACACAGAGGCGCCTTTCTGTTAGTACGCGGTGACGGTGAACCAGGCCACGCCATCGGTGATGAACGTCTTGGCGTGAATGGCGCCGGTCGCCAGCGTGGTGGTAGCGCCACCATCAATCGTCTCGGCGCCGCTGCCGTCGATTGTGATCGTCTGAGCCGCAGCGTCCTTGTAGACGGTATACTCACGACCAGGCTGAACCGTAGCGACAGCGGGCAGGTTCACGGTCACGGCGCCAGTAGCGCCGATGACCAGAAGCACCGAGTCGTTGTTGGTCAGCGTGGTCGTGGTAGCAACCGTGCGGACGGTGTACGACGTGTTGTCCAATCCGGACATGCATTCCCTCCTTAAGGAAAAGGCGGGGCCCGAAGGCCCCGCCATCAGCGTTACGCGGCGTTGCGAGCCGAAGAGGTGGACTGGGCCACGATCAGGGACTCGGGACGGTACAGCGACCAGCCAGCGACGCCGTACCAGCCGAGCGGCTGGAAGCGGGTCAGCTTGTCGACGACCGGACCGCGAACCGTGTGGAACTCCTCCGCGACAGCCTCGGCAAGAGCCTGCTGGCCCGTGTAGTAGGTGTTGAACACGCGGGTCTGGGTCGCACCAGCACCAGCGCCGGACTGCACGTTCTGGGCGCGAGGGGTCTCGATGTAGCAAGCACCCTCGTACTCACCGATCTCGCCAGCCCAGATGTTACCGGCGGCCGAGTAGTTGTGCGGATCACGCCAGGCAGCCGCGCCGGTCTCGCGCCGAAGGTCGTAAGAGACCTGCGGGTGGATGTAGGCGGTGTAGTAGCTGCCCTTGTTCGGGTGGACCTTGTTCGTCCGGAGCTGGACCACCGCGAGGCGGGCCATGTCCGAAGTGAACACCGAGTCCGAGTCGATCGCCGTAAGGGCGACCGGGTTGGTCGGGGTCGTGCCGAAGCCGTAACCGACAACGCCGCCACCCGAGGTGCGGATGGTCTGCGTGCCGGTTGCGAGGACGTTCTGAACCAGAAGGTCAACAGAGTCGACGAGGTTCCACGCAACCTGGTTGACGAGACCAGCGGTCACGTCGGTGAAGCTGAACAGGTCCAGCTTGTTGGAGACCAGGATCGAGTTACCGTACTCGTTGAGCGTGACGGAAACCGTGGTCGGGTTACCGGCCGCAACAGCGTCCGGGTCGACCAGCTCGTTCAGCGGCGTGATGCTCTGAGCCAGATCCTGGTACAGAGAGAAGACGACCGAGGAGCCGGGCATCGACTGCTGGACGGGTCGCTTGTCAGCGACCATACGGAACATCGGCTGGGCGCGAAGGGCGAACTCAAGAGCGCGGTCATACGCGGTCTGGACAAGGTTCGCCATCGCAGTAGTGCCGGTAAAGGCGTTAGCCATTATTCACTCCTTTATGGAAGTCAGGCCCCGTTCGTTCGCAAGGCGTTCTGGAACCCTGCGATGAGGCCGTTGATGTCAGTAGCGTCACCGACAGCAGCGTAGGCGGCGTCCATGTTGCCCATAGGCACACCGGACTGCCCCGCTTCGGTCATACGCTGGTACTGCGCCTGAGCGTCAGGCGCCAGCGCGGGAGCGCTGTCGACAACGGACGGGGTCTCCCCCGGGTTGCCAGTACCGAAGACGCCGCGCATGGATTCAACCCACGCCTTGGCCTTCTCCGGGTCGGCGTCGCCCTGGTACACATCCTTCGCACCAGGGACGCCCAGGGACTGAAAGACGTCAGCAAGCTGAGACTTCTTCTTGTCTTCGAGGAGCTGACGAACAAGGTTGTTCGTTTCCTCGGACTGCTGCTTCAGCTTGTTGTACGCGTCACGGAGAGCCTTGGGACCTTCCAGTTCGGTGGTGTTGTCCTGGCCCGCGTCGTCGTTGTCTTCGTAACCCCACTGAGTCATGATGACTCCTCCCAATTAGGTGTGAACGCCATGGAGTCAGGCCTGGGGAGGCCTGGTCCAGCTCGTTCGATTAAGCGGACGGCTTCTGCCGTCCGTGTTCCCGGACTTGATTACATGACTAGGGGCCGGTCGATCCCGTCATGGTGGTAGGGGCCGGAGTCGAACCGGCCCTACACCTTCTACCTTGCTCCACCGCCGGAGCTGAGGCCGCCACGGCTAGCCCCAGTGGCACCGCTGAAGGCGCCACGTTCCTGCGATGCGAGCTTGCTCTTCTTCTGGAGGGCGGTCGACTGGCCCTCGAAGAGAGCCTGCTCTGACGTCCGCTGATTCCACTCTTCCCCGTAGATCTGGCCAAGAGCCTTGTATGTATCCAGCTCCGTGCCGATCTGCGAGTAACCCTGCTGCGCCTCGGACTGCGAGATGCCCTGAAGGGCCAGCTGCTCCGAGTAGGCCTTGTCGAACGTGAGGCCTTGGGCCAGCGCCTCGCCGCCGATAGCGGCGGTGGCGGCAGACTTCTGGAGGTAAGGCAACGCCTTGTTCGGGTCCAGGAAGTAGGCCGTCATGTCGTTGTCCGAGATGCCCATCTGATTCAGGGCCTTGCGGTAGTTCGGGTTGGCCAGGACCGTCGCCTGTGAGGCGAGGTCCACGCGAGACTGAATCTCTGTCGGGCTGACGTTCTTCCCGATCCAGTCCGTGAAGTCTGAAGCCTGGTCATAGAAGCCGATGGGCAACCCAGCCGACTGCATGATCTGCTTGTAGCTGGACTCGGTGGCCAGGTACTCCGAAGCGGAGAGGACAGGCAGGCCAGCCTTGATGCGAGCCTGGTTGCCAGAGAACCGCTCCTTGTACTCCTTCGTGTCCTGGAGGAGGATGGAGATCGTGTCTGCCGAGTAGCCGTTCTTCACGTAGTCGTAGATCTTCGGGGCCAGTGTGTCGAGACCGTAGGTCTTGAACAGCGCATTGATGGCCATATAGGCATCGCGGTCTGTTCCGGTCAGCAGCTTCTCGTACTGACCGCCGGACTCGTAGATCTTGTTTTGCGTGGCAGTACGCTGAGCGGAGAGAGAAGAGAGACCGGCCGTCTGCTGAGTAAGCTGTGCGTTCAGCGACTTCAGGTGCCGCTGGTAGTCGGCCTGCACCTTGGCGCTCTTGCTGGTCGGCTTCTTCAGCGCTTTGATCTGGGCGTTCAGGTTCTTGATGACAGCCTGAGTGTGCTTGATCTGGGCGTCATACTTCTTCAGCTGGGCGTTAGGGTCAGTCGATGCGGCCGTGCCCGCCGCAGTAGCGGCGGCTGAAGCCTGAGTCCTTGCGGTGTTGATCGGTGTCGTCATCGTCTCCCCTACGTCTTAAGGCCGAAGTCGGCGAGCACCTGATGGGCCACCTGCATCAAACTGTCCTGTGCGTTCTTGGTCTTCTTCCAGCGCGGATCGTTGCGAAGGTCGTTCTCGAACTGCCAGAGTGGCTTAGCTACATTCTTGCCGGTCGTCTTGTCCTTGTACTGAAGGGCCTTCTTGATCGTGCTGTCCTGGAGGCTGACGCTGCCCGAAGGCAGCTCAAGGATCTGGGACATCGAGGACAGGTACGGAGAAGCCAGGTCGGCAACCGTCTGCCCGGCATCGATCTGCTTGGACCATCCGGAGTACATGGCCTTGGCCTGTTTGCGGATCTCGTCTTCGTAGTCGCCTTCAGTGGCCAGGCCTCGAAGCACCTTGCGGGTGTTGTCGGCGTACCACTGGCCAGACATCGTCACTCCCATGTTGTACGCGTAGGAGTGGAGCTTGTCCTGCACGTCCTTGCCCTCGCCCTGGATCTTGTCTCCGAAGAAGACGTACTTACCGATCTCGTTCCTCAGCTGCGCGTCATCCCAGCCCTTGGCTGTCATGTTGTACGCCCACAGGTTGAGCTTCTTCATGTTGGCCGGGGTCTCGACCATGCCCATCTGTGCGGCAAGCTGCCGCACGTGGACGTAGGACTGATTGAGATCCTGTTTGGCTGTGGCCGGGTCGCCGTACCTGTTCGTCAGGTACTTGCGCTCGGACTCTGAGTGGGTCTTCCACCACTTTGTGTCTCTCAGCTCCGCCTGGAACTTGTCGGCAGTCCACTGACCCTTCACGGCCTTAGAGAACAGCTTCTTCAGCTCGGGGTTCGAGTCCATCAGCGTATCGACGAAGCCGTAGGACTCCGCCAGTTCATTGCTGGACAACGGATCATCACTTCCTGTCCCGCTGTAGGTGGCGGACGAAGAAGAGGAGGAGGCGCTGCCGCCCGTGTACTTGGTCGAGTGACTTATGACGCTGTTGACATATTTGTAGACCGGAGGGTTGCCGTAGGTCTTGTTGTAGTTCGGCTGGCCCGAGTACCACATCGAGGCGGCACCCTTGGCGCCGTACTTGTTGTAGTATCCTTTGAGGATTCCTCGGACGATCTGCTCTTGCAGGTTGGGCGAGTCGCGGAACTTCTGCCAGGAGATCGAGTAGCCAAGCACCTTCTTGGACCAGCTCGGGATGTTGGCCTTCATGACTTGGTACTTGCCGACCGCGCCGATGGAGTTGACGGTGTGATAACCGTTGCCTCCAGTTTCCTGTATGCCGATCCCGTACATCAGGGCATCGAAGCTGGTTGTCACTCTTCCTCCTCCGAACAGGGTCAAGGTCGCGAGCATAAGGCTCGCGACCGCTTTAGCTAGAAGAGCCACTGACCAACCCCATGTCGGACAGCACTCGCATGCCGACGTTCATGACGTTGTTCTGTGCGTTGGAAGTCTTCTTCCAGCGTGGGTCGTTCCGGACCTGCTGCTCGAAGTCCGTCAGGGAAACCCCTCCAGGCTTCCCATTGGCGTCCAGTCCGTTCAGGGCCTTCTTGATCGTGGGGTCCATGACGTCGATGCTGTTGTCCGGGATCTGAAGCTCGTTGGACATGAGGCTCATGTACGGAGCCGCGATGTCGCGGACCGTAGAGCCAGCGTCGATGGCTTCCCCGTAGGCGGGGAACATGGACTTCGCCTGCTCCCTGACTTGGTCCTCGTAGTCCTGGGTAGTGGCGATCTTCTTGACCACGGCCTGGGCCTGGTTCTTGATCGTCTGGTCATTGAGCTTGATGCCCATGTTGTACGCGTACTGCTTCATGGTGTACTCATGCATAGCGGCCTCGCCGCGAAGCGTGCCCTTCTTCGTGAAGTCCACGTAGCCACCGATCGCATACCGAAGCTGGCCCTCGTCCATGCCGGTTTCGATCACGCTCTGCGCGATCTTCTTGAGCTTGGACTCCGGGATGGCTGCACCGATCTCGGCAGCCAGCTGCTTCACCTGAATGATGGTCGCGCTCATCTGGGCATTCCATGTGGCAGGGTCTGTGTTCTTGGTGACCTGAGCTTCACGCCTGGTGTCGGAGGTGGTCTTCCACCACTTCGTGTCTCTCAGCTCCGCCTGGAACTTCTGGGCAGTCCATGTGCCGCTGACAGCCTTGTCGAACAGGCCCTTCAGCTCGGAGTTCGAGTTGAGGAAGCCGTATGACCAGCCGTAGTTGGCTGCCAGCTCCTCGGGTGTGAGCTTCGGGTTCTGCTCATAGTCAGCCTCGGACGCTCCGACTGAATGGACGCCGCTGATGCGGCGTCCTCCCATGAACGTGTCGAGGTAGTAGCCCTTGGTGATGTCGACGATCTCAACCGCCTTGCCAGGCCTCGGTGCGTGGATCATCTTGCCGTTGCCCAAGTAGATGCCTACGTGGTCAGGGCCAGACTTCGAGCTGGTGTCGAAGAACATCAGGTCTCCAGGACGGAGACCCTTCATGCCGACAGGCTTCCCTTCCCCGATCATGTCGTAAGTCGTCCGGGGAAGGTTGATGCCGTAGTGCTTGTAGACCTGCTGCACCAATCCGGAGCAGTCCACGCCGGAGGTGAGGCTGTTGCCTCCCCAGACGTACGGGGTTCCAATGTACTGCGAGGCGTAGTCGCCGATGTCCGTACCTTGCGTCGTCATCCGCTACCCGCAATCATCTGCATCATGGCGTCCCAGTACGTAGTGCCGGACTGGTACTTGCCGTACTCCTTGGTCTGCTCGGTCGGAGCCTGGATCAGCGCCGCTCGTGCGGCGTCTGACACGCCACCGGTGGTAGTGCTCGACTCGTCGGTGACGTCCAGCGAACCGGTAGCCAGGTCCGGAGACAGCTGCTGCGTGGTCGTCGTGACCGTGGGGTTGGCCTTCTCTTCGGAGGTGATACTCGCCCGGAACTGGGCCATCTCCTTGGCGGTAGGCGCCCTCCCCAGCAACTCCCTCAAGGCCTGCGTTGCGAGAGCCTTGACGTCTGCGGCGGAAGAGAGATCGACATGCTTCGATGTGGTGGTCTTCGAGGTCGGACCGACGTACTTGATCCGCTCCCCGGTAGCCACGTCGAAGATCCAGTCACCTTGGCGCTGCGTGCCGTACTTGCCCTTGTTGTTCGACCAAGTGTCCATGACGTCGTAGGGTGTCCAGGGCTTCTGGCCTTCCTTGAGGCCCTGGTTGAACAGAATCGACGCCTCGACCTGAGACTGCCAGGCGGCCTGAATCTGAGGCATGCCCATGCCGACCTCGAAGCCGGGGATCTTGTTGACAATCCCTTTGTTCACGAACTCCCTGACCTGATCGCTGGTCCAGCTATTGACTGGGGCCATGATCGCATCGCCGTAGGACATCTTGTTGTAGTTGCTCAGGTCGCCCTTCTGGACCCCGAGGGAGGGGCCCAAAGCCCCTCCCTGAGTAGTTCCAAGAATGCTTCCCTTGGTCTTCTGTCCGCCGATCGTTCCACCCATGTACACGCTGTACTGGTTGTACTGGCTACTGGCGAAGAAGTTGGAACTGTTGGTCGCAGCGGAAGCTGAACCAAGGCTCTGCTGGAACTGGGCGAGCTTGTCGGTAGACGAGCCACTCGTTCCTGTGGCGCCACCGCCAACACCGCCGCTGCTGTCTTGAGCTAGAACCATCTCTCCTCCTTACATCCCCAGATCATCGCTTTCCAGGTATCGATGGAACACGTCGGCAAACTCCAGATTGGAGTTCACCAAGTACAGCTGAAGTGTTCTCAGCTGCATGCCGATGTCGGCGTTCTGCCCGTAGGGTGTGCCGTCCAGTCCGAAGCTCAGGCTCTTAGCACCTCGGGACTGAAGCTGCTGTTGCAGTATCTTGCGCTGCGACAGGTAGGCGGCAATGCCCTTGGCATCGTTGCGGAACGGGTCGGACATGATGGCCTTGTTCTGGACCAGCTTCTCCATCGCCTTGATGCGAAGCGGGAGCTTCGTCGTGGACGTGGTGCCGTAGTCCTCGTACCAGGCGTCATTGCCGTCAGCCACCATCTGAACCATCTGAGACTTCAGGTTGGCCAGCGGTTCAGCGCCCGCCTGGTTGTACGAGTGGAACCCGGAGCGGATCATCTCCCCGTCCAGCATGTTCGACATAGCGCTGTACTGCTGCCAGCCCAGATCCTTCTGGTTCTCCTTGATAGCATCGAGTGCCGAGATCTTCTCGCGCATCCTCGTGCCACCCAAGTACTGGTCCATCTGCTTTCGATAGACCGAGCTGGAGAACTTCCCCTGGTTGTAGGTGTCTCCCACGATCAAGGGTGCAAGGTCGGGGTCCTGAGCAATCAGGTCACCGAACTGTTCAGCCGTGTTCTGTGCGGACAGAGTCGCCTGGACGCCGATACTCTTGGAGAGGTCGGCTGTGAACGCGAAGTATCCTTCTCCATACTTGTTGAAGAAGTTCGTCTTGGCGTTCTTCGGGTCAACCTGCTGCATCGCCTTGTACTGGTCCAAGAAGAACTGATACGGCGTCCCCGTAAGGGGCGTCGTCTTCACCGAGACCGGCATGGCCCACGACGTCAGGGCGTCGAGGTACATGAACTTCTTGGCGTTGCTGGCGACCTTCTTCATGTCGGGTGCTTCGCCGCCGTTGTGGTAGTCGGCCATCTGCCGCTGATACTCGGCAAGGTAGGCCTGCTGGTACTTGTCGTTTCCGACATCGCCAGCCGTGTAGGCATCCCACGCCGACTTCATGTACTTCGGCGTCATGGCATCGATGATTCCCTTGCTCGGACCGTAAGGCATGATCTTTGCCCACTGAAGGAAATCACCGACGGCCGGAACCTGCTTAGCCACTTCGGTTCCGATGATCTGGACCAGAGGCCCACCACCCGGGTTGAACCAAGGGTCGCCGGGCAACAGGGTATTGATCGAAGATACCGGGATGGCTACGCCTGCTCCACCCATCTTCTTGGCATTCTTGGTGTCAGTCGGCATCCGAAGATGCAGCGTCCGGTCCTCGATGGGAACGAACTTGTGGTCGACCACCTTGCCGGTGGTCGGGTCAATGACGTCGGCGTAGCCGTCTTCGCCTACGACGTTGCCACTCTGGTCGGTCACCATGTTGGCCGCGACCGGAGCGTTGTAGATCTTCGCTGCAACCGTAGCCATCTGAGGCTTCTCTGCCAGCAGGCCTGCCCAGCGGGACAGGCCGTCGACGTGAGCAGCCATGAACGGAGCCACGAAGCGAAGAGCCTCGGTGGCCGTAGTCCTGGTCGGGTCGTAGACCACCTGGGAGATGTCCTTGCGGGCCAGGCGGTCAGACTTCTGAAGCAGGTTGTTCATGGTGTTCGGGTCGAGCTTGTCGTCCTTGCCCGCTGCCTTGCGGTACGACAGTTCCTGATCCATGAGCTGCCTCATGCGCGCCTCTTGGGCGCGCAGGTAGATCGGCTGGCGTGCCATGACGTCGTTAGGCACACTGCCCAGCTTTCGGAAGCCGGTCTCGATCAGCTTGTCGATGGCATGATAGCCGGACTGGATCTGGCCATGGCGGGTGAGAGAAGTGAACTCCTCGCCGTGGACGACGGGGAACGCTTCGGGATGGATGGCGGCCTTGAGGTCGGAAGCCAGAATCTCTTCACCCTTCGCCATCTTGGCCTGAAGGCCAGTCGCGGGCGGAAGGTAATGATCCAAGGTGGATTTGACTGCGTTCAGCAGCTCCTCAGCATCTCGACCGGCGGGGCCAAGAATGCTGCGATGGTACTTGCCATCAGAAGAAGCCAGCCAAGCCTTCGCCTCCTTGAGCGTCGGGTCATTCGCCACCCGCTGGAACAGGGGATCCTGTCGATACTGCTTGTTCAGGCCGTTCAGCCAGGACTCCATGTGTAGCTTCTGAGCTACGGGATTCGTGGCATCAGGAGCGATGGTCGTCCAGGAACCCGTCTTGATCAGGCGGTTCATCTCGACCGATTCGGAGCGAGCGAAGATCGTCTCCATGGCGTGAGAAGAGGTCACCTGATCCCGGGGGATCGGATGTTCCCACTCCCTACTGAACGCCTCGGGGATAGTCACACCCCGGTGTTCGATGGTTCCTTCGCCCAGCCGACGCCCGGTGGCGTCGGTAGCCTCCCGAAGGAGAGCGTGGGCGTAGTCGCTGAACTCGCCGATCGTGTTCTGATGATCCACGATCCGGGCGTTGGCGTCGTCGATGATGGACTGATCGGGAGTCTTGTGCGCCTTCTCTCTCTTGATCAGGGCTTCCATCTCCGCTATGCCTTCACGCTCTTGCGTGAGACGCCCCTCAACCACAGGCCAGGCCTTGTGAACCTTGACCCTGGAGATCTTCAGCTCTGGGTTCTTGACGGCAGCCTCACGGGCTGCCTCATCCAGGATCTTGATGGTGCCTCGACCAGTACCGGTGGCGCTGACGTAGCTAGCTGCACCAGCTTGAGCAGCAAGCTGCTGAGTCCTGTTGAGAGCCCAGTTCGCACCACCCTTACCAGCGCCGATGATCGTCGACATGATGCCGAACTTCACCGCACTGGCAGCCTGCTCGTCCGACATGGACCGCAGTGTGTAACCAGGACGCAGCAGCGTACTGGCCTTCCAGAGGCTGTTGAGCAAGTCGCCGATAGCGGTGGCGGGATCGGTGACCTTGCCACCGGCCGTGCGGATGCTACCCAAGTAGCCGGAGTTCCGCTTCAGGAGTCGGTCCAGCATCTTGACGTCCAGGAGCGGCTGACCTACGGACAGCTGCGTCTTCGCCCGGGGAGAGATGATCCATGAGCCATGGTCATCGACCATGTCAGCACGGACGGCGGACTCGCCTTCACCTACCTTGGCGGCAGAGAAGATCTGATCATTCGGGGCCTGGTTGGTCAGCTTGGCGATAGTCGAGCTGATCCCGTTCTTGGTGACCCCGTCGATGATCCGAGCAGTCTCAAGGTCCAGATTGTGCTGACCCGCCATGTGCTGAATGACTGCAGTGTGGATCTTGTCCAGCTCCTTGGAGCGGGAGACCTTATCACCTGCGTTCGTATAGCTGTTGATCATCCCCAGCCGGACTTCAGGGTCCAACTTAGGGACACGGCGAAGCATGTCCGACAGGCGGTCGAACGCGTCGTCGGCATTGTGATCGATGAACGTCGAAGGCAGTCGGTCACCGAAGGAGTTGACCAGCTTGATATTCGGGGAGTAGAAACCGTTCCGGATCGTGCGGGCAACGAAGCCTGAATCCGTCTGGAGACGCCCCTCGAAGCGACCACCCTTGGCGAGCTGAGACTCAGTGGCGACCTTCGCCCCACGGGCTCCGGTCATCTTGGCGATGTTCTTCTCGGCCGTGGCTTCCGATGAGCGCAGGGCCAAAGGGCCCTGCCGGTACAGGTTGCTGACCGTGCCGAAGACGTTGTTCTCGGTGGGAGAGAAGTCGTCGACGCCCTTGCCGATGTTCCCGAGGATGCTGGAGTAGTAGTCGCCCTTCGTCTGGAGAGCCGCGATCTGCTTGTTGATGAGATCGAGCTGAGCGCTCTTCCACTCGTTGGCTCGCAGGATGTCTGCCTGGCCCGTAGGTCCAGCCGTAGACAGGCCGTGAAGCCCGGAGGGCAGGGCGCTAGTGCCACGAGTCGTGGCAGCTTCACCAGCGAGGTAATGCTGAGCGGCGTCCAGGTCCAACTTGGTCGAGTCGACCAGCGCTCGGTTCTCCTGAAGCTTGCCGATCCGGATCAGGTTGTCCTGACCCTTCTGGGCCATGATTGCAGCAGCGCTGTTATCGCCACCGGCGAAGCGGAGGAAGAGCGGCATGTCTTCACGGCTGGTGTTCGCCAGGTGTTCGGACAGCTTGTTGGCCTCGGGATTGATCCGGCGGCCCTTGCCCCAGATGGGGTGCTTAGAGATCTCGGCAGCGGTCTTGCCGTCAGCCCAGTCGAAGAACTCGTTGATCTTCTTTCCACGAGACGCCTCTTCAGGCGTCCTCGCGAACTGGTTGCCAACGGCGATACCGACAGCCTGACCAACACCGCCTAGTCCACGCTGAGACTTCTCGGCAGCAGCTGCAGCAGCAGTGGCCGGAGTGATCAGCGCGGTGGAGCGAGCGGCCTTGACTCCAGACGAGACGCCCTTGACGGCGGCGTAGGAGGGGTCAGCGCCCATCGACAGGGCAAAGTCCATGGCGCCAGTGCCGACCGTGTAGGTCCAGCCCTGCTTCCGTCGCCAGTAGTCCGTGTCGTACATGAAGCGATTGGTGTTGCGCTTGATCGCTTCCTTCTCCGCTGCGCTCGTCTTGTCGGCACCACCGCCCAGAACGCCAGACAGGGCAGTGCCCTGACCGGAAGCCTCGGCCGTGTTCTCGTAGTTCATGAACGCCTGGGCAGGGGAGATGTGCTCGGCCTGGTCGTAGTTCTTGCCCCAGGTCGACTCGTCCGAGAACGGGTTCAGCTTGCTGTAATTGCCGGACAGCTCTGCATCGGCGCTCGTCAGGAGCGCCGTGCTGAGAGGCTGAGAGATGGCGTTGGAGTACAGCCAGTACGCACCAGTCGCCAGCTTGTCCACGGGCCACCAGACGGCCTGAGCCGTGTCCTTGGCGGCGCCCTCGACCAGGTTGGTGGCAGTCTTGCCGATCACGTTCTCCAGGACGCTGTCCACGCCACCGCCGACAGCGCCAGCGATATCCTTGATACCGCCCGTCAGCTGCTGAAGGAAACCTCCGCGAGCCTTGCGGGCTTCGCCCTTGGCTGCGTCATACTGAGCCAGCAGCTCGTCAGGCATGGTGCCAGTCTCGATGCCAGTCTGCGGATCAGAGTAGAGGGCCTGGCCCGAGTCGGACATGTCCTGGTTCCACCAGTTGTTCTTGGGAGTTCCGGACGCGTCGTTACCCCAGAAACCAAGGTTCCCTTGGTAGCCAAGGTGGGCTGCTTCGTAGGCCATCGGTCCTCCTGATCACAACTTGGACTTGATCTGCCTCACGAGGTTGCGGGCAGAATCGCTGGATCCTGGCCTTGAGGCCAGGTACTCAAGCACCGGAAGGTAGCTTGCCATGTAGGTGTTCGCCTGATTGGTGCTAGACGTGAGAGCCTCGCTACCGGCACCAGCGCCAGCGTCGGCGCCATCGGTTACCGGCGTGTTCGGCTGAGCAGACTCCGCGTTGAGCGGAGTCACGTTCCCTGCCGCATTACCGAACAGGTCGTTGAAGTTCATCCCGGTGACATCCTGGGACTG